CACCAACCTGGGTCGTCGTGACTCAGATTGGTTTGGTGCGCGTTACAAGCACCAGCAAGCTACCAATCTGTACGAGCATCGTGCTCTGCTACCCGAAGGGCAAACAGTGCCCAAACCACTGTGGCGAGTAATCGAACGATGGAGGCGTCGTTCGTACCCCGGAGCGAGTTGATCCAGATTATTGGGAAGACGATGCACAAGTCCGCTCTAGGGCGGGCCGCATCAGGTATCGACCGTTCGGTGCAGGAATCATTCGACTGTGCACTCCGCTTGGGTGCCAGGCCGATCTTGCAAGCTCGCGGCTACCAAGTCCTGGGTTTGAATGTGGCTCCCATGCTGCATAAGGGCTTGACAGTGGAACAACAGGAGGTCAGGCTGGCCTCATATCTCAACGAAGTGGCAGCTTTCCAGGCAGAGGCTTTGCAGAACGTGAAGCGCGAATTGTCTGGTGGCTCGCGCCCCTCCGACCAGCTAACACTGCACAAGGGTGGATGTGTGGTTCGTCTGGTGTTCCCGGAGGTCGTGTCGTTGACGGAAGGCACCGAACGCGTCGGTAAGCCCCGCAGAGTTGAACGGTGCGCCGTGTGCGACCGCTTCAACCCGGGGCGCTTCTTCAAGCAGGCAGCGTCGAAGCTTGGAGATGTGGCCGGAAGTCTCTTCATGGGCGCAACAGGATCGCGGGAGTTGATTGTTGTGGACATCCGCATCAACCGTCGAATCCTCGCACATTGCACCAAGGTCGTGGACAAACAGCTAGGAACCATGAAAGTACCGCCGACGTACTTCTTGGAGAGGATCATGGCCAACACTTCGGAGACATTCGAGCATATACGCAAGGGCAAAGTGGGACCTCGTTCACGGTCCTATGTGGCCATTGGCGACGAGCGAGCTGAGACGCAGCTGCACATGAGCATCAAGTTGTTGTTCATCGCTATGACTCTCGACCGGTTCCAGAAGGGGCCACGTGTCGCTTGTCACTGGCAGTTGCTCACCGATCACAGCATTGCAAAAGATTTTCACTGGCGTGAGATCAGCGGGGTGTGGACACACAGTCCCTTTGGTTGGACCGATCCCATCGCGACCACTCAGATGGCTCGCGAGATCGATCCCACAGGGCGGCACTACGGCCATGTCATCGAGCACATGAACGACGCTCGTGACACATACCTCGTCTACACGCACCAGACGACTACCGAGGATGAGGGCACGGACGCTCTCAATCTTCTCTCCTACCATCGGGATGAGGATGAGAAGACCACGGAGTTGGAGAAGAGCATCGCAGCACTGCGTCGTCGTCAAGAATTTTGCGGGGAGACTTTGGTCCCGGCGTTGCCGGCTTCCAAATTCACGGGGACGGCCTACGAGGACGTCGCAACCCGTGTTTCAGAAGCCCAACGGGACGCGTTGGACAAGTGGGTCGAGCGCCGGGACAACGAGGGGGACACCACACACGCATTCTATTGCGGGCCAAACGTGTGTGGTGCCCCCCCACCGATCGATGGAAAACACCCCGTGAGCCACATATCCGGCTTCAGCAGGCACATGTGCAAAGTCGAGAAAGAGATCGCGACACCCGAGGGGACCGTGCTGATCTTCACTCACGACAAAAGCCTGATGGACCGGTCGCTACAAAGCCAGATCAGCCCCGAGGAAGTACGGGCCTGGCGAGACATCACCGCGATGGAGAAGGGCAAGTTGCGCTCGTGGCTGCGCCGCGGGCCGAACATTCCTGCCCCCGACATCCGGCCCAACAGCATGTCGCAGGCCGAGTACGAACAGTACAAGACCCTGGCGCACACCGACCCCGAATGGGGCTTCCTGAAGACAATCCGCATGGCCGTCTTCGTGAAGCAGGGGGAAGGCGGGGACCGCGCCAGATTTATCACGATGCCCGGCATGAATCCGCAGA